AAAGATTGTTTATATCTTGCTCTTGCTATATTAATAACATAAATATCATCTGGCACATGAGTACCAAATGTAAAAAATTGATTTTCATCTCCATAAATTAAACTTCTATAAGCACCATAAGTTACTTTAGCAGCACTCATTCCATGTGAACCACTATCAGATGTAAAATCAGGAGAACCTGATCCTAATCTATTACCATAACCAACAGAAAATTGTATTTCTGCTGAAGTATCTGTTGGGACTTTATTATAAACATCTAAATGGAACCATCCCGAACTAGTAGGAGAATTAAAATGTTGTACAGAACTTGTAAATCCTGTTAATAAATTATTTGTATTATTACTCCATGTTGAAGTTACTAAAGAATCTGTACTTACTACTATATCTTGTTGGCTAAATCTTGTTAAACTCATTTATTTATTTTTTATATACTTTCTGAAGGAGTTGCATCTGAAGCTGCGGCTGTTGTTATTGCTACTGTTTTAGATATTTCAAGTGGTATTGTTAATCTTGCACCTGTATTTCTACCTTCTATTGTAAGGGTTGTTAATAATTTTTCATTTGATCCAAATAGAGATGTTGCACTAATTCCTGTTATACTAAGTCCTGATCCATTAACACTTTCTCCAACAGCTGTTGTAGAATAAGGTGCTGCCATTCTAGCTCTAGGTGTTTGTTGTCCACCTACACCTGAAAATCTTGAAACTAATCGTCTGTCTGCTATTGTGTAATTATATCCATTTGGTTCTGCTAATCCTGTTGTTACACCATTATAATTAAGTGTTTTAGGAGTAAGAGAAAATGTTCCACCAATAGCTAATTTTATAATGTTTATTCCCGCATCAATAAATGGTATTACAGAAGTTCCTCTGTCTAAAGTTATTAATTTATGACGCATTATATGATTTCCATCTGGAATAGCTTCTATTACAGACATGTTTTCGATTGCTTCTCCTGAATATTGAGAACCATTTGGGTGGTTTTCGTTAAATAAAGTATAATCTATTTCATCGTCTCCTAAAGCGAATTGTGTTATTTTAAAAGAACCATCATTACGTGCAATTAATTCACGTCCTCTTTTAGTTAAAATTGCGTCTACTGTGATTGTTGAACTGTCTAAATATCCCATTTTATTTGTGTTTTGTTATAAATATAAATTGTTTTAAAAATATGTTATTTTTATTTAGTTGCTTGGAAAGTTGTTGATTTTGTTAATATTCCTCCTTGTTTTAAATAATATTCTAAATTGTTTTTTATGTCTCCATGTAAATGTTCTGATATTAAAGCTATTCCTAAAGTTCCAATTCCTTGAAATAATTCTGTAGGTTTATCTACATTTACTATAAGTGTATGATCTTTATCTAAAAATGAAAGTTCAAAAGCTGCTGAGCCTGAATATTGTAATACTCGAGGGTTTTCGTCTCCATTCCAATAAGTTTGTCTTTGATGAAGCATTCTACCTGCTTGTGAATCACCCCCATTTTCTACTAAAACTACATGAGGTTCAATTTTTGTAACACCATCACCTAAAGGACTAAATGGAGGTGTTCCTTTTAATTGTAATATATGGTGATAAGGTGTATGGTGACCTACAAACTCTCCTGAATTTAAAAAAGTAGTTGCTTGAGTAGCTTGTGATGTACCAATAAAACCATCAGTTTCATCATTTATAGAAATGGCAGCTAATTGACCAAATGATTTGTCTACCTCAAAAGTACCCATACTTCTTTCATCATTAAATCCAGGAGCAAAATCTAAAGTTCCTTTGTTTATTGTTAAATGTAATTCTGTAGTTTCAAAATTATTATTTAAAAAACTTAATGTTTCATTTAATATAAACCTACTTGCAGAAAAGAAAGCCCCAGCTCCTCCTGTGTTGATTTCAGGAAATACATTACTTCCTGTATAGTATTGTTTTGTAAATTTATTTGATTCTATTGTGGCTTTTGAATAATTTGGAGAAAAATCTCTAGCTGCAATTCCAAAAGATGCTGGGCCACCTGCACCAACATCAGCTGGTCCTAATCCTCCACCTCCATATTGTCCATCAGGGAATCCTTGGTATTGAGTAGTATCATTTGATTTATAACCAAATCTAAAACATAATCTAGGAGTATCAATTGAAATTAAACCATCTATTACATTATTACCTGTATCTCCCATGTCTGATTGATCAAATAATTCTAAAGGACTACCATATTGAGTGTAACCAACAAGTTCATTAGCTGATGGTGCACCAGTTAGTCCTAAAGTTGTATTATCATTATTATATTTTAAATATTTAAAAGTACTTAATAACCATCCTTTATTCATTCTAACACTATAACTTCCTGCTTCTAAATTTGATTGGATAGATTCATCTAATACTTTAATATTAAGTTTAGTTCCTGTTGGGAAATCTTGAGTTATAAATCTATGAAAACTATCATAACCTTCAGTTTCTCTGTCTATAACTTTAACTGTTCTGTCTTCTTTATTAACTACTAATATTTTATTAATACCAATGTATGAATGACCTTCTAAAGATGCATAAGATGCTGTGTTTTCTGTTCCTCCTACTACAGTATTTGCTATATAAATGGCTGTTGTTTCTTTATTAATTACAGGATTTAAACCATAAGTTATGTCTCCTCCCCATACAGTTTCAGTACTACTAGAAGGTATAAATTTAGCTAAATAATCATTACTTGAAGTATTTATTTTATCAATAAAAGGATCAATTCCATTATATTCATTTATTTTTCTACCTATTAATTTACAACCTGCCCATCTTGGGTTTTTCCAATGTGCTTGGTATACTAAGGCATCATCAAATTCAGCTGTAAAAAAGTTACCTGCTCCTTGTCCTAAAGCTTCATTTAAACTTTGTGAATATATAGCCATATTTTATTTAATTTTATAATAATTTCCAAATTTATAATAAATACTAGATCTTCTTCCTTTTGTAGCATTTCCTAGTAGCTCACTTGATTCTTTTGCTTTATAACCATGAGGTATTGATCCTGAAAAGGGGTTTATAGGTGCTTGAGATCCATCTTGAGGGTCATCTAAAATATAATCAGTTACATTTATTGTAAGGTTAGTTCCTTGTTCTAATCTATGAGATTTGTTATTTATTACTTCAATACTTCCTGTAGAAAAACCTTTTCTAAAATTATTTGTAGTTGGAACATTTCCTCCTCCTACACTTGTTCTATTTCCTGGAGGTATTCTATCATATTTAGGTCCCATAAAAGAATATATTTCTCCTGCTGATTCTCCTTTTACATCAGCATGTATTGTATTATAAGAACCAGATATCATTGTTTGACCATCATCTATAACTGGTAATTCTCTTGCAAATTTAGTTCTTTCTAAATAATGTGGTTCAATTAAAAGACCTGTTTTTAAATTGGCTTTCATTGGAACCCATTGTTCTATTAATTTAAATAATGTGTGATCTATATATTGTATTGTTTTAATATAATCCCAATAATTAAATCTATTAGGTACTCTTTTAAAATAATCATCTCTTAAATGTTTTAAATCTGTATAAAGAGAAGCTGTTTGGGCTGAAGGTAAAGGGGATCCTATAAAATCATCTAATCTAAAAGCCCCCATATTATAAATTATATGTTCATTTATTTCTGTTTGTGGTGAGAAAAATACTCCTAAATCTTCAAAATCTTGTGGTTGTCTGTCTAATACAGATACTTCAGATCTTCTTGTAGTAGATAAAATATCATCATCTATAGAACCTTCATCCATTCTAACTTTTTCACTTGTCATTGAAATACCAACTGTGTCAGGAGTAGGTAAATGATGAACTTCTAATACTTCTTCATATTTCATACCTGATATATTAGTTGAAATACTAGCTGTTGGTATATAATGTATATTAAAATTAGGATGAGAACTTGAACTGTCTATTGTTTGATCTGTTTCACAAACTAAATTACTACCTAAAGGAGCTCTAAAAATTAATTCATCATACGCTGAGGATGTAGTGTTACCTGCATATATAAAAGGATCTAAGGCTTGTATTTTTAATGTTTTTGGGTTTAAAATATCTGTGCTAGCTGATGCAAAATAATATCTTACTTCTTGAAGAGATCCTGTGTATGTTAAAGTATTTATTAAACTATAATATGTAGAACTATTTTTTTCAATACCACAAAAATAAGCAAATGTTGCTCCTTCAGAAAAAGCAGCTATATTATCATTTCCCCAACCAAATCTTGCTACTCCACTAGATAATCCTTCTAAATCAAAACTAGAAGTGTGGTATGTTACACTTTTTAAATGATTTGATTGATAAGCTCCAAATTTAAGTGTACCTTCATAATAATTATCAACAAATCCATCGTAGGTTTTAGAAGTATCTACTTCTCTTCCCATAAAAATATTCCAAAAATCTCCATTGTATATAGGAAAATTATTAGTTGAAGATAATAAAGAACTACCTGTGTATAAATCTAATTTACCGTATTGAATAGAATCTCCTGATGAAGATATATCATTTCCTATATAAGGGGTTAAAACTAAATGGGTGTCATATTGTGGTCTACTTAGATTTTGGCCTGATCCTGATAAAGAAAATAAATGATATTGATTATTTGATCTTGTAGGTTTAATTCTAAAAGTTACTGTTTTTGCATTTTGATCATCTTTAGCAGTAGTAGTTCTTTCTGCTGTAAAAGAAGAAGACCATGCTGTTTTTAAGAAATAACCATTTTCACTTGAACTTCCATGTAATGCTAATGAAGATTTATCATAACTAAAACACTTATATTTTGTTTTGTCTTTTACAGGTCCTCCATATTCTTTAACATTTAAAACAGTTGAAGGTACTCCATAACAACTCATTAAGGCTCTTAAACCTCTTTCTGTTCCTTTAGTTTTTAATAAATAAGGTGCATTATGGTATAGTCTTTTCCAAATTTCTTTTGTTATATCTCCTTTAGGAATAGATTTAGTAGAAGTTGTAACTAATGATTGAGATACTGGAGTATCATAATATAAACTTCCTGTGGTTCCTTCTCCTAAAATATATTCTATTAAATTAGCATTTTCAAATTGATCAAATGTTTCTAAACCTAAACTTTTTAATGTAAAATAAACTAAATCTTTTGATACCCCTTTTTTATGGTGAGTATCATTTATTTCTGTTGTGTGTTTTATATGAGTCCATATATGATCAAAATGATGTCCTATCATATGAGTAAAAGTTTTATAAAAACTATTATCTTCATTATCTACAATATGTTTAGGTACTAAATTTATTAATCCATATTCGTTTCCAAAATCAAATAAAGAAGCAGATAATAATTGTCCTCCATAATAAGAATTATTACTATTTTCACTTCCTAACCAAGTTAAAGCTTCAGAAGATGTTACTGAATAAAGAAGAGATCCTGTGTTTGTACTGGTATGTTTAGGCCAAGTAAATATATTGGATCCTGTTTCATAATATAAAAATTGTTCATATCCATCTAATCCTTTTATTAACTTTTCTTTTTTACTATTAATTAATTCTTTATTATTTAAAGCTACTTGAGGAATAATACTTGTAATACTTTCTATTTCTCCTATTTGTCTATCATATAATTCTATTAAACCTAATTTATATTCAAAGTTTTTTAAACGATCAAATGCACTACCAAAATGGACAAAATTTTCAAAATGATAAGGTACATCTATAGTTTCTGTGCTTGAAGATACAGGTCTTATATGATCATAATTTATTTGTGGTACTTCTTTATTTTCTAATTGGTTTAGAAGATGTTGATATGATGAAGTTACACTATAATTTAATAATTCATTATAATTTTTATAATTAGAGGGCATTGAATTATTTTCTCTAACATTTATTTTAAAATTAGGTCCTTGTAAAGGAATAACATCTGCATCATTTACAAATTCAGGTTCTCCTAAATCAACTGTTACAGTTATAGGATCTATAATTAATTCTGATATTTTAAATGTTGATTTAGTTGTTATTGAGGATGATAAAGGTTCTAATAATTTTATTAATAATTCATGTTTATTAGGATTTTTATTTAATAAAACATTTATTCCTATAAAATTTAAATCATTTCCAAAATTTAAAATAATATCTTTAAAATAAGAAGATGTTTCAATTTCTGATATAAAAAGATTAATTGATTTATCAAATGAATTATTTTCTATATTTGGAATAATAGCTCTAATTTCTCTACGAGAAGGTGAAATTTCTTTAATATTAAATACATTATCTCCTTTTTTAAATATTTTATTTCTTTGAATATTTAATTTAATCTTATATTTACCTGCTATATAAGATCTATCATTTAATATAGCAATAGGATCTATTTGAAATGTAGGGGATACTTCTGGTTTTTCTCCTACAGAAGGTGATTTTGATTCTACTGCAGTTACCCATACCATTTGATACCCTGTATTAAACCAATAACCATCTGTTGATTTATTAGGTCCTGGGCTATATACTCTTTCTCCTGCTCCTTTTGCTTCTGGATTTACTATTGGAGGTTCTTTTCCTGTTGGAATTAAAGGAGTTGAAATAATTTCATCTTCTATTTCATTTAAAAAATATTCTGTAAAATTATCCTCTGAATATAAAAGATTATTATTAAGATCATATATATGTAATTCTACTGTGTCTTCATTTCTTCCAAAAGTTTTTGAAATTACTTTAGAAGTAACAGAATCTAGTTTAAATATTTGTTCTGAAGATATGTCTGTAATTGTAGCCATTATGTTAAAGGATTTTCTTCTAGATCATCAAATTGTCTATCGTCAAATCTATTTATTGTCATTAAATCTATATTTAAATCTTCTGTTCCATTAATAGGAGGACCTACTAATATACCTCCTATACAAGTTTGAGATACTAAGATTACAAATTCTACAGTAGGTACTCCTTTTTTACCTGCTCTTCTTTTTATTAATTCTAAAGCACCATTACTATTTATTTCTCTTCTTCTTCCTGAATGCATATAATATTGATTTCCATCATTTTCTAAAACTGTTCCATTTTTAAAAAAAGGGTGTTCATTTTCTATAGACCATATATCATCTTCTATTTGTTGTATTTGTGCTCGTAATTCTTCTATGTCTGCTTCTTTAGGGTTTATAGGATAACCAGCATATTTTATACTTTCTTGCATTATATTAAAATGAGAATGTTTTTTTCCTTCTTTTATTATATCATAAAATAATAAATCATACATATTAAATAAATCATTTATTGTATGTTTTTTAGGAGCAAATTCTATAAATTCTTCATCTAAGTTTTCATGAGCTTTTGTTAACCCATAAATAGTTTTAGTTAATTTTAGTGTTTCCATATTATATTAAACCAAATTCATCCCAATATTCTTGTGGTATATAATACCCATTTTCATCTCGAGGAAATTTACGAGCTTCTGAAAAACTATAAGCTCCACCATAATTGGGTTTATAAAAATTATTTTGAACATCATTATGTGATAAGCTATATGTATAAATTACTCTACCATCTGATAAAGGACCATGACCATTATAATCTTTATTTAAAATTACATAATAATATCTATCTCTATAAAATCCTGTTCTGTTCCATTTTCCTAAATATTGATAATAAAGTCCCGTTAATGATGAGTAGTATATTCTTGAATAATTATCTTTACTATTATATCCTCCTCCTTTTCTTATAGTAGGCCCTATATTTTCACATCCATCACAATTTTTAGCTTTTGACCAATCATAATTTCCATTATAAAATGCATTTTTAGGATCACTTAGTACTTGTTTCCATATTTTTTGGTCATTAGAATTAAGTCCTGATTCCTCTCGTATTTTTCCATTGACACTTCCATATCGTCTTTGATCACCATAACCTAATGTTTTATACATTTGAGTACCATAATCACTATAAAATGGTTCTATATAAGCAGGCAAAGTATCTACAGAAACAGAAGTATCAAAAGGTATATTTACATATTTAGTAGGTGTACCTTCAGGAGTTTTATAATCAAACCTCATATATCCCTTCATATCAAATATACCATCTTCTTCTCCAAGAAGTTGTTGTTGAAGAATATTAGAATTAAGACCTAAAGTTGAATCAGTTATATCAAAATCAGGATTATCTTTTCTAAAATAGGCTTCTATAGTATCACCAGGACTAAATCCTCGAGATGTGTGTCTAGTACCATTAAGTACCCAGTATCTTACATAACATGCATCTCTATAATCATGAGTTGCTGAATAATTTTCTGGTTTAACTTGATTTGGATCATTAGGATCATCATATCCTTCTAAACAAGTTATTTCTGCTCTATAATAATCTAATATATCAGATAATGATATATCTATTTCTCTATCGGGACCAGGAGGTTTATTAAGATCACTATCATCATTTATATCTGCTCCCGTAGGTATATAATTTAAATCATTTACATGTAATAATTCTGTTATATCTAGATCTTTATCTCCTAAAAGTTCTTGTTTATCAACATCATAAAACATATTAGTAAACCCTGCTGCTTTTTTAGCTACTTTAAATGCATCATAACTTTTAAATTCTCTTTTCATTCCTTCATTCATAACCCACATAGGAAGACCTTGAGGAACTCCTTCTACTATTTCTGTATTTGCTCCATGTGTACGTAAAAAAGTGCCATTTGGGTAAAATAAATGTTCTTTAGGTTCTGGATTTTCTTTTAAATTAAATTCTTCGTCTTTTTTTTCTAATAATTCTAATAATCTTTCTAATTTTATCTCTAAAGGATCACTATAATTATTTACGTATTCTTGACTTTGTTCAATAAGAGAATGATGTGATTTTTCTCCTTTTTTTGGAATATTATAAAATAAATCTTTATAAACTTCAAAAAATTTAGGAATTGTATAATTAGGATTAGATTTTATAAGTTCAGAAAAAGAAGTATTCATAAAATCTGAGGATTTTTTGTTATTATAAACTTTTTTTTCTAAATTAATTATAGCTTTTTTATTTTTAATTTTTGATTTTTGAAGGGCCCTTTTTATTTTAGATAATTTATCATTTTTTAATAATGTTTTAGAAAATAATTTAGGTGAATTATCTTTAAATTTAGATTTTTGAATATTTTGAAATTTTTTTTTCATTATCTAACTACTTTAAAATGATAATCATTATCATATATAGTAGTACCATCATTATTTTTATGTTTAAATAAAATACGATAATATCTTTCTGGTTGTAAACCATTCATATATAATTTAAAATACATCCCTTTATCATCAGCACTCATTTTTGTAAAATCATCATCAAAAGGAATAACTTCTTCTTCAGTGTAAGCATCTCTTACACTATAAAAAGATGATGTTGTAAAATATCCTACGTTTAAATAATTTGATGTTGTTGAGAATGTTCTATTTGGATATTTATCTCTAACATGAATTCTAAGAAGAGCTTCATCATTTTGATTAAATTCTTGTTTATTTTTATATAAAGTTACATTTAAACTTCCACTTTTTTTAGATGTAGATTGTTTAGTATGTACACTATCATCCCATTTAAAACATAATTTTGGGGGATAAATTGTATGAGTGTCAACTGAAAAATATTGCATTTCACCAAAACTACTTGATGTATTTTCTTCTACTGAATCTGGATGTTTTATAATAAATCCATTATTATCTACACCTGTTGGGTAAGTATCTCCTGCAAATAAACTTGCTGAATGTTTTTGAACTAAACAAGTTACATCTAAATCTATATCTAAACTTGCATTATTTAAAAATTGCTGAGTTGCAGTAAAACAACTACCAGTATACCATTCTCCCCCTCCTTTTTCTAATCCACTTCCTGTTCCAACAGATCCTGTTGATCCAGGTGCAAAACTTGCTGTTCTCCATTGTGTTTGAGTTGTATTATTATCTCTATAAATCCAAGTTGCTCCATTTGAACTTGTAGGTAAATTTGAATATCTACCTGATCCTTCATGCCATGATTGAGAAACAAGAAAAGTTTGTATATTAAGTATAGATGTTATATTTTTTTGTTCTGTTGCAAATAGTTGAAGTTTTGTTTTTGTTACTCCATCATTAAATTTAGAAGAACCAATTATATCTGAAATTACTGATTTAATTTCTTCATTTTTAAACTTAATAAGAATTCTTGAAGGATAATGTAATTGATTAGTACTTCCTCTTTCTTGTACAAGTTCTAAAATTTCATCTCCCCCTGTATTCATTGAAGTTCTATCAGGGTGACTATATAATGTTGTGTCTATTTCTGGAAATATTGAGTAGTATGCCATTTTTAATAAATTATTACTCGACCTTTAATGTCCGAGTTTGGATATTTTAATTCGAAAATACTTGGATCTAATGAAGGGTATATTACTCCTTTTTTAGTAGCTCCAACAAAATCATATTTATATTGTGAATAACCAAATGATACTCCATTTTTGTTTTTAAGAGTTACTTTTTCTACTGTTTGTACTCCTTTTACTCCTCCTATTAAATTTTCTATTTCAGATATAATAATAGGTTGATTTACTTGCCATTTATCTATATCAAAATGATCTTTTAATTCATTAATACAATTTAAAATTACTTCATTATTATTATAACTTTTAAAAGCTGTTATTTCAAAATCTAAAGAAAAATTAATTACAAATGCATTTTTTATATTAATAGCATCTGTTAGCATTCTAAATTGTTCTAAATAAGTTGCTAAATTAGTTTTTGTTGCTGTATTTAATGTTGTTAATTTTTTATTAGAATCATATCCTAAAGTATATAAATTTAAAGCTAATGGATTAGGAATACGATTAGGTTCAGTTGTTAAAGGAGATATTTGATCATCTTGTGTTATATAAGCTTTAGATATTCTCCCTAATTGTGAAGGCATAGATAAAGTTCTAATTAAATAATCTTCTTTTGTTACTGTTCTTTGTTGTGCTGCAAAATTAGCCATTGCATTTTGTCTTATTTCTTCTATAGTTTCTCCTGCTCCTCCTCCTCTTGCAGCTTCTGTATTATTAACTGCTACTGAACTATTTACAAAATTAAGCATTCCTGTATTTAAATTAACTCTATTTGATGATTTTATAGTTTCTATTTCTGTTATAGTATTTGCATTAACATTAGCTTCTAATCCTCCTCCTACAATATAAGTAATTGTTAATGTTGTATTTGCTGGTGTTTCTCCATAAGCTTTAGTATACAAAAAGTTTGAAGGATCATATGCTACATCTAATTTACTTCTTCCATCATTAATTCCTAATCCTATATTATTTGGATCTGGTACTATACATGAATCTGAATTAACAGTTGATCCTGGTCCAAATTGAATTTCTAATGTATTATCTAATTTAAAACGAGTTACAAATCTTTTAGGTACTTTTTTTATTTTTAATAAGTAAGGTGTTTGTTGATTATATGCATGTAAATCAGGATCATTAGCTGCATTATTTTTTAATTGTTCAAATGTAGTATCTTGAGCTAAATAAGGTACTTCTGTCCAATCATTTCCATCTGAATCTACTATTGTTTCAATTGATATTATATTTTTATCAAATAAAGTTAGTGTTTTAAATTGTTCAACATCATTAATAACAAACGTTTGTGTTTTTTTAGTTCCTGATACTGATTTTATATTCTTTTTTAATAAATAATATTCTGGATTACTAGATGTATCATATTGATATATATTAACTATTGTAGGATCAAAAGAAGAAGAAAAACCAAATCTTACATCATCTGTTGTATAAAAAGTAGCCCCTTCAGTTGAATTAAAAGTAGATCCTGCTTCTATATCTAAAGTATAACTGTAATCTGGTAAATATTCTCCTCCTATGTTTATAGAAGGAACTAATTGAAACATTTCTAAATTAACAGAAGCATCTGATGTTACTTTAGGTTTATACCCTAAAGCATAAGCTAAATTATATAAATTTTCCTTTTCTTGTGCTAATAATAAAAAACATTCTCTTAATTGTGTGTCAGTATAAAAAGATAATACATCTCCTACATAAGCTGCCATTTCTAAGAACATCATTCCTGGATTACCTTCACTAAAATCATTGAAATTATTAGGAAAATATATTTCCGCAAATTCCATTAATTTATCTTTATAAGAATTATAATCTTTACTTAAATATTTTACATCCTTAGTTTGTGTTTTATTTGATATTTTATTATAAGCCATTATTGATTAAAATTAAGTTGTATTGCATCTGTAGTATTATCTGAATTAATACTATATATTATTTTTATAAATAATAAATGTTCATCATCTAAAAAATCAACTATTGTGTCCATTAATGATATTTCAGGTATATAAATATTTATTTGTTCATTTATTAATGTGTTTAAAGAATCTATATCTACATTTTGTTCAAAAAGATAATGTTTTAATCCTACTCCAAAATTTGGTTCATTTATTCTTTCACCTGGTTGAGTTAATAAAAGATTTATTAAATTAGCTTTTACTTGTTCTTTTAAAGTTTGAGTTCCTTTAAACATATTAACCTCATCTAAAGGAAAAGCAACCCCAATACTAACATTTTTGTTAATATCTAATGGACTTATTCTTCTTGTAGAATTTACTATTGGCATTTATTATCTTTCTTTTTTCTTATTTATTGCTTTCATTAAATCACTATAGTCTCTAGTTACTACATTTGCTACTGATTCAGGCATACCTGTTGTATCCATAGACATTGGAGCTCCTGATGCAAATGGTTGTGCCATACTTACTGGTGAATTTCCTGAATCTAAATTTGTGTCTCCTTGTGCTGTTTCATTTAATAAATCATTTAAATTATTATTAGATGTAAAATTATGATTTTTTATTGGTTTATTAGGTATAGGATTTGATCCCATAATTTTTTCTCTTAATACATTTTTTGATGTTTTAGGTATTGAATTATTAGGTACTTCTACTATTCTTTCCTTATGTTCTACAATAGTTGGTTTTAATTCATCACGTAAATCTTCTTTAAGTGTTTTAATTTCTCTACGCAACGCATAATCGATTTCTTCTCTAACTACTTTTCTGATTAGATTTTCGAATGTTTTTGCTTTCATGTTTGTTTATGTTTGTTAATAAATATAAAAATTTTTAAGGTAATGGTACAGTTTTTACTTCATAACTTGTTTGAAGATCATCTTCTGTTCTTATTAGCCTTTCTATTATTTTTGTTTTTCCATTTTCTTTAAGATCTTCTAAAAGATCATTATATAAAGTTGTCATTTTATCTCTTATATTTTTTGTATTTGTATCTGTTAAAGTTCCTGCTGCTGCTTTATCTATTGCTGCTTGTATTTGTTCATCTAATAAATTTGGATTTATAGTGCCTGCTCCACTTCCATCTCCACTTCCATTATTACTTATAGGAGATTGATCTGCTACATTACATTTTTTAATATAATTTCTAAATAAAAATATAATAAAATCTTTTAATTTTTGTATTACTGCTATTAAACTTTTAATGGCCATCATAACAATTTCCATAATACTAAATAATTTTTCTATTGCTTTTAATACTAAAGGTAAAGCTGCTACTATTGTTAAGGCTAATTTTGCATATTCTTTTACTTTTCCTAAAATTAATCTTTTTTTCTCCCCCATAAAATCAATTAATTTTCCACTAGCTGCAAGACCTGAAGATATTGCTAGTGCTACTTCACATGCTATTACTACTATTAATAAAGCTGGTACTAAAACATCTTTTATTATTTCTAATATTTTTTCTATTTTAGGTATTATTTTATCCCTTATTTTTTTTAGTTTTTTATCTATATTTTTTACTTTTGCTAATCCTTTTTCTGGAATTTTTTTAAGATTATCTAAAAGTTTAATAAGTTTATCATATATTTTTGTCATTTTATCTTGAGCTTTTCTTTCACAAGAACTAGATATAAGTTTTTCTTTAAGTTCATCTTTACTAGGTAATTTTTCTTTTACTTTTTGAACTTGTTTTGTACCTTATTTTCTTAAATCTTTTTTAGCTGTATAAAGTTGTTTATCTATTTGACTATTTATTAGATTTCTTATTGTTGTTGCTGACATTTTATGCTATTTTTGTTATTTCACTTTTAAAACTTATAATATTATCTTTTAAATCTTGTATTTGTTGTTTTCTTAAAGACAACATACCTTGATTTGCAGGATTAGGTCCTGTTGGGGCTCCTGGAGCTGTTGTTATATATGCTACTTTTGTTACTAAATCATCTATTAATCCTTCAAGTGTTTCTAATAAATCCATTTGCCATCTATCTAAATGATCTCCTAATACTGCGGGTTCTGTAGGTAATAAATCTTCTCCATATTCTCTTTTTAGCCCTAAATAAATATTAGGAGAATTTATTACAACTTTACTTGCTTTATCCCCATCTTTTTTATCACTAGTATCAAAATGAATACTACCTACTGTGCTAAATCCTATAGCTTCTTTTGAAAATAATAAAATAGAATCATCTTTAGCATTAAATAATAATCTGTCTGAGTTTATTATTACTTGCTTTCCTTGATATATTTCTGGAGCGTCTGGTTTATAACTCATTTTATATTTGTTTTTTAGCGTAATCTATTAAAGTTTGTTGTTGACCTTCGTTAACATATGCATATGTTTCAGATTTATATATTACATTCATGTCTTCATCTTTAACTTCAACAGATATTAATCGTGAATCACTTACATTATAAGTGTCATTTTTATATTGTTTTTCTATAGTTATATAAAATCCATTACCATTTTCTACTTGATCAGCATTAGGATGTTTAGATATAGGAGGTTCTGCATTTTCAGATACTTCATTTAAGTATTCAGGATATGCTCTTTTTATATCATTTTGATATCCTGCAGCAGAAACAGGTCCCCCATATCTTTCATGTAAAGTAGAGTTATTAGAAGCTAAGGATGTTTTTTTTCTATTATTACCACTTTTATAAGATATATGAATCCAAGAACCATTTACTCCTTTACCTAATTCAGGAAATTCCCAAATCATCTGATCAAAATCAATTCCTTCATCAATAACCCAATTAAATAATTCATGTGATTCAAAATTATTAATACTTACTAAATCAGAAGCATATCCAAATGTATGTTGACTATCTTCTGCTCCTCCTATATATTCATTTAATGTTTTACTTCTATAAACTGAAGTTATAACTATATCAGGATATCTGTCTTTTATAGGATTAACACATTTATACATAAGATTATTTATATTTGTTATAATTTTATCTTTTTCATATTCAGGGTTATCTCCTAAATAATCATCTCCAGGGACATTACCTCCAATTTTTTCAGCTTCTTCAGGTCCACAATATTTATTATCATTTTTATCAAGAGTTCTTGAATAAATGCATTGTTGTAATGTAAAATATTTTGCCATAATTAATTATTAAATTCTTTCTCCTCCAAATTCATAATCTTCTATTGAATCATCTATTGTTTCTTTTATTCCTGATAATCTATTATCAGACATACCTCCTCCTCCTATATCATTATAAACATATTCTTCTAAAGAACCAGGTTTAGATCCTGGATCATCTTCTACTTCATAATATCCTAAATTAGTTCTTATTATATTAAATCCTTTATAAGTTTCTACTATGTTAGTTGGAGGTGGAGAAGGAGTATAAGAACCCCCCATTGGTTTATTTAATTCTTCAGCAGTTAAATTATATTCATTTATAGATTTTATTGATATTTCATCTAATTCTACTTCTGTGTCTTTATCTATTTCATTGTTTTCTGAAGGGGCTACATCATAATATGCTACTTCTTCAGGTACTACTGTTTCTTCGAGATTTTCTTCTTCAATTACAGGTGGTGGAGAATTTAATATTGGTTCTTCTTCATCAGATATTTCTTGTTCTTCTATTTCAGGTTCACTTATAATATTTAAAGGAGGATCTGTTAGTAAAGTATTTATATTTTCTGGTTGTACTAAATTTGCACCAAAAGATTTTTGATAAATAGAAGCAGGTATAAAACTTTTTAATCGTTGGTTAGAAGTTAAATATATACTAGAAGCATCATCATCTATATCTTCTATAGAGTGAACCCATCCTTTACCATCTGTATCTTCTAATTGACCATTTCTAATAATTAAAATAGGGTCTCCTGTTTTTCCTTCTTCACTACTCCATCTATTTTTGTTTTCTTCTAATATATCTTCACTTATATTAGTAGATCCAAAACGAATTGAATTACCAAATCTACCTTCTATTATTGTATCTCCTTCATAAGGTAAAAGAGGTTTTATTTGGATTTGTTCTTTAAAATAATTTCCTAAATTTATATCTGTTCCTTCATCTTCTACTTGTCTTACTGCTAATCCATTTTCTGTTTGTTTATAATCTTGTTTAGTTGAATCATCTGATAATCCTTGTATAGTAGGAAGAGCATTATGATGAGGATGATTCCATATATTTAAAATAGGAAAATAATAATTTGTAAATCCTCCCGTATTATATATATTTTTATCATAAGAAGACATTATTAAAACTATTTCATTTATTAAAGGATAATTTTTTAAAAATGAAAAAACAGGCCTAGCTGTATTATTTATATTTGTCCATAGATTTTCTAAAGGTATATTATCATCTAATTTAGTAAAAAAAATAGTACCTATAGCATCATATCCCCCAAATTTAATAGCTTGAGGATGTTCTATATTTAGAATAATATCTTTAACTCTTACAGCAACTTGTGACATTTTATTATTCTTTTGGAGGTTCTATTTGTTTTGGTTCATCAACTGTTTTAGCTATTTCTTCAGCTACATCCATTAATTGATCCATTTCTTCAGCTGTTAATAAACCACCATCACCTGTTGAAGCAGCACCTGTAGATAAACGTTGTACAATAGCAGCCATCTTAATTAATTGGTCGTCGTTTTTAACGCTGATTTCCATGTATTCTTTAATTAAAGGGACTACAACTGTAGCATCACCTAAAGATTGGACTAATGGTTTTAATTCAGCTATTAAAGATGCAAGTTGTTTTGCTTTTTTCTTTTGATTACCGTGAATTTCTTTTAATAAATCTCCAAAGGATTTATCGTCAAAAAGTATTTGATTTAATGAATCCATATTATTTTATTATAAATATGAAATTTTTAGACTTTTACATACCCTGTTTCAATAAATTCAGAGTAAAGTTCTTTATATAAAACTTTTAATTTTTTAGTTACTTTAGTAATAACAGGAGTATCTACTTCTGTTATTTCTCTAATATAAATGTATAGAGCTTTTTTATTAAATATTTCTAAATTTTCTCTACGTTTAAAGAGTATATTTATAGCATCACATACTTTTCTATCTTTTTCTTTTTTAAACATAGTAAACATATTTTTATCAATATATTCTGTAAGATAATCTATAAAATCTTTTATTTCTTGTTTACGCCCATCTCTTCCTAATTGACGTAAAACACCATCATCTTCATCCGCTGCTAAAACATCCACTTTTTGTTTTTTCTTTTGATAATTGTTATTATTATATAATATAAGATAATTTTTACCTACAATTGAAAAATAACTAAATGCTTTAGTACCTTTTTCTGGTTTAAAATAATCTAATTTTTCTAAGAGAAAACAAATTACTTCATGTTTTAAATCTTCTAAATCATCTACTTCTGTATAGTAGAATTTAAATGTGTGAATTAAATTTTCAGCTAATTTGTAGAAGGGATAGTGTATTCTTCGAGCAAATATATTGTCTCTTTCATCTTGGTTTGATGATGCTAAATATTCTTTTATAGCTGCGTCTGTGTCTGGTGTAAAATATTGTTTTTTTGTTCTTTTTCTTCCTCTTTTTTTAGGCCCGGGTTCAAGAGAACCAGTGATTACTGGTTCTGGGGGAGGACTAGGGGCATACTTAAGTTTGTTTGACATGTGGTTTTTACTAATTTTTATTTAAGGGTAAACTCGTTTAGAGCATCCTGAATTTTTTGTACTTCTTTAAAAAACCATCCAATTTCATCATCTGAATAAAATATACCTTTATCGTCTATTTGTTTTAATCTTTGATCACAAGATTGAATTGCTTCACTTTGTTTTGTAATAAAATCTTCTAATGCTTCATTTTTTTGCAATAAATTTCTAATAACAAAAAAAGAAACCGTAATTACTAATGTTAATAATATTGATAATAATATTTCCATAATTAGTCTTTAAAAAATGAATCTATAACATCCATTGTAGCTTTTTTTAGATTCGGGTTATTTTCTGTGTTTACTTTTTTAGCTGCTCTAAGTGTTTTATCACCTTTACTTGCATTAGCTGGTTTTGATTTGGGAACACTATTAGATGCATTATTCCATAATTCAAATTCGATTTGAGCTGCCATATGATCTGCTTGATGCATTAATAAAGGTAAGTGTGTTCTTAATCTAGTTTCTTTTTGACCAGACATAAAGTAAAACTTATTTGACTCGTCATATAAACCATCATGAATTTTAATTGTAATAAACTCGTTTTGAGTTACTTTACAACCAATTTC